CATTTGATGATAGTATCGTGATAGGATTCTTTTGATTTTTTCTGACAGCAGAATTAATCTTATTGACTACTCCTGTCTCTTGTCTTTCAGCAGATGCTCCAGCCATAACTCTACCAAGTTGGGTTGTTGTTGAAATAAATCTGAGGTTCTAAATCTAGAAACTGTACTAGTCTCTGCCAACTATCCCCAATCCATTCTACAACCTTTTGTAACATTTGTTTAATATAATTTACAAACTTATTCCAAACACCTTTGATTTTATCTAGAACTGCCTCTGTTAGTATGTCACCTTCAATAACATCAAGTTCTTCTTGCATTTTCGTTAGACCAAGGCCAACTGCACTGTAGATAGAATAGTATCCTGTTTTCTTTGTTATTCTTGTATTGGGGTCTACTTTCTTTTGAGACCCGGACTTGAATCTTGCTTCGGGTCGAACTTTACCAGCAATCTTTTTTACATATGATTTCTCTTTGAAGGCATCATGTACACTTGTATTATCACCAGACCAATCTGTTATTAGGAAGTATTGAGCTGCACCAACATTTTTACGACCAAACTTTTGTACACCAGTCATTGCCTCAAAGGTAAAATGAAACGCAAAGTTTTTATCTTTGGCAAACATTGCTCGTAGGTCTTTCTTAAAGTTTTGATGTATATCATTTGTTTTGTTAACTAGTTCTGACTTTTGATTCTTAACCAACTCTGCCGCATTACCTTTGACTTTAGGTACTGTTGCTGCTATCATAGAACTGAATTGTTTTTCCAATTTCTTAACTGCACCCCTGACAGGTATCTTCCCTGCCTTACAAGCAGCATAGAATGTGGCAGTCGCTTCGGACTTACCACCACTCATCAGCTGAGCTTCACCGCCAGTCTTTAGTGATATTCTTTTATCACCAATAAGAAAATCTGTCTTAGGAGTTTTGGTTGCACCTGGCACTTTACCATCGGGAAAATTTGATGCCCAATCTGGTGTGACATTGTAGGTATTCTCGGGCATTGCACCCTTACCTTTTAGTTTAAGTTTCTTGACAATCTTTTTACCCGCATCTTTGGCAATCTTTTTGTCTTTTAGTTTGTATGGAGGTCCACCAGCAGCAGCGACAATAACTCGTTCCATCTCAAAAGCAGCAGAGGTTACACCCTCCGTTAGATGCTGTTTAAAAGTTTTCATATAACTATTTATCTATAAACAATACTCAAATAACCTTCTACTATGTCTGCTTTCGTCAAAGAGATGGCACCCAAATGATGTTTATGTAAATAGGAATAGTCTATACAACTAAACACTTCTGGATCACCACCTTTGATGAACCAAATACTACCTTTCGTTATTTTTTCTAAAGGTATTACTCTACCACCTATCTGTTGTATGGCAACAGTGCTGTCTCGTTTTAGTTGTTCCAACTCTTCTGGTGTGGTACGAGATATGTGTCTGTGTGTCATAGTAAACTCATCACAGGTAGACTGTCTAACTATCTTATTTCGTTTCTCTGATCTCTTTTGCCAGATTTGGAAAACACACTTCACCTCTATTGTTTTTCCAGTTGTATCTTCAAACTCTGTTACAGGACTTTCGTGTATCAAATGAAAATATGGATGTACCCTATTGATAAAGGTAGACTTGGAAAAGATAGCAGGTAAAACAAAGGCAACTACCTCAGAGTTCTCAGCACAGATATTGAGGAACTGCATCGCTAACTTACCACGACGACCAAAGGGAGGATTACCTATCGTAATATTCTTACCTTCGGGCCAAGTAAAGGTAAAGAAATCCTGTTCGTGAATTTCCTCACCAATACGACCGTAGTGCCAACCCCACGGATCAATGTCTATGCCTATACGTTTATCTACAGGCATACAGGAAAGGAACGCACCTCTTCCTGCTGATGGTTCTACAAAATTATCGAAATCATCTCCAACAATATCAATAACTATATCATAAAGGTTGTGTGCATCAAGCCAGGGAGTATAGAACTGTTCGTACTTGATTTCCCTAAACTTTGAAGTCGGCGAATCGGTCAATGATATCTCCCTCTTGTCCAGTGTCTACAATATCATCTTGAGCCATTTGATTGACATCATACAATTTCATCTTTGATCTATCTACACCTATGATAAACTTTTTGTTTGATGTTGGGTCGGCATATCTATTCTTCAACTGCTTGATCAACATCTGATTCAGTTCTTCTAGTTCTTCTGTCTGTATCAATGCAAACATAAAGTCAGCAGTAGCAGGCAAACCAAATGATTCGGATGTATCTTCAAGACCAATATCTGTTGATACAAACCCAGTTCTGGTTGTCTGTGTTGCTGACATAATAGGAAGATTAAACTCTACAGCAAGACCTCTCATTTCTTCAGCAATAGCCTTGATGTATGTGTATGAGTTTACACTAGCACCCGCACGAAATCTTGTAGATGCACAGATGTTAATGTAATCAACGAATACCAAATGTGGTTTAAAATCTTTCTTTAGTTTTAGTTCATTGAACAAAGATCGAAAGTGGCCACAATGAGCTGATGCAGTCGGATACTCTTTGACTATCAACTGACCTTGTGTTTTCTTTTTGACTTTCTCAAATTTACTTTCATACATATGTTTTGGCAAATCGTGTAGATCATCCATAGAGATGTTCATTAGATTGGCATCAATACGTTCAGCAATCTTTTCTTCTGCCATCTCTAACGTGATGTACAAAACATTTTTACCTTGCATCAAAGTTGCCGCAGCAACGTGGCACATAAACAATGACTTACCAACACCTGTACCGGCAATGGCAATGTTCAATGTCTTGTTTGGTAGACCACCTTTGGTGATACGATTAAAGAAATCTAAATCGAAAGGTACCTTTTCTTCTGACCTGTTGTAGAACTCATATCGGTCATCAGATTGTTCTAAGTAATCGTGACCAATGTGTTTATCAAAAGATACTGAAAGAGCTTCTGTTAATAAACTTGGTAGAGCATCCGGTGTTTGTTCCTTATCTTTACCTTCAATGATATGAATACTGTTTAGAACAGCATTGTAGATTGCTTTATCTTTACACCACTTCTCTGTCTGATCTGTCAACCACTCTAGACCAACTTCATCATTCTCTAAATTTTCTAGATACTCCAACGATGTTTTGTAATGTACATCATTTAGAGTTGCCTTCTGCAACTCAATGGCAAGTGCTGATATGGTTGCAGCACTCTTGTACTCTTCGGCATATTGCCATATTGTTTTGAATATAACCTTTTCAATATTGTCTTGGAAATATTCTTCTTTTATAAATGGAATAACTTTTCTGGCAAAATCCTCATTATAAATCAGATTGCTCAGTATCGTCGTTTCCAATCTCTTCACTAACTTCATCTTCTAATCCTTCATCCAATACTGTCAAAAGTATGTCGCCAACTACTTTGTTGAATTCTTCCAACGTATCTTCATTGACAACCCCATCTTTATTATACAACACATCGTACCTAAATGTCAAGGGTATTGTTTCAACTTCTTCTAAATTTATTCTGTTACCATCTTCATCGTTTATCGGCAACTTGACATCTCGGTAAGTCCAAACTACTCCTTCAAACTCACCCGCTTGTAATCTAAATGCTTGTATGTCTGTTTCTTTATGATAGACGTAATGAAAATCATGCATAGTGACAATACGAATGTATAATGTATTTGTATCCTGATACAGGTTTTAAACCCGCATGATAATACTGCCACGTTGGTGGAAACATTAACAATCGTCCTCTCTTTGGTTCTACTGTGTATGGAATATAAGTTCCGGGTTTATTAATATTCAAAAACTTTGTTTCACCACCCTCTTCAACATCGTTTAGATAAACAAAGAACGCAAGAAACCTTCTTGCTGATTCATGATCCATTACATCTACGTGTGGATCAAATCTGTCATACTCATTGTTCAGATACCGTTTCATTCTAACGGCTTCGTAACCATACGTCTTTGGCCACATTTTATCATACACATTGCAATCTATTTTGTAATGTACAATGTAATCTTGGAATAGTTCTAACAGTCCTTTCTGAACATCACTCCAACCTTGAACAAGTAAATTTATTTGTTCAAATGAAATTGCACTGCCATCATCTTCTTGGTGTACAGTTTCAAATGTTTCATGAGCATCTTCAAATTTCTTTATAAGTTCTTTGCAAGATGTTTCATCTATTACATCATCATAGACTTTGATGTAATTATCCATATGTAAACTTCTCTTTGGCAAACGCATCAAGTTTTTCCATCACTTCTGGTGTAAAGTATTTCTCTGGATCATTGTTGATGGTCTTACCAAATGTCTTTGTACCGTCGGGCAATTCTATGCGAGTTGATACTGCACTGAATACACCAGCTTCTATGGCAAGTTCTAGAAGTCCATAATACCTGTCCAAACCCTTCGTGTAAGACAACCTAACGTCTACCATTTGATTTTCTTTTGTGAGTCTAGACTTGTATGTCTTACAATGGATGATGTTGCCTACGACAGCTGTGCCGTCTTTATCTTTCTTCTTTGAAAGGTACACGATGGTTGATGCAGCATACTTGAGTCCTGAACCACCACCCATTTCTTTCTGGGGGAACATAGAACCAACAACATCATAGGTATGGTTAGTCATAATCATAGGTACACGCATCTTGCCAAGTTTCAAAGTCAACACTCGGAAGGTTGCCTTTACAATCTGGGCTCGGGTCATATCTTTAGTTTCTTTACCTGCCTCTGTATCCTCAATCTCTTTAGTGGTAGATAACATACCTAGACTATCAAGACATATCAACAGAGGTTTACCTTCACCCGTTTCTGTGTATGACTCTAACACTTGCAGTGCCTGATAACGGAACTCTTGTACCGTTGTCACTGGCAGAATAACCATTCGTGTAGAATCAATATCTCTTGATTCAATCATGTCCTTTGTGATTGCGGACTCTGATTCAAAATAGATAACGTTCGCTTCTGGATCATTCTCTAGAAAAGTTTTACATACTCCTAAAGCAAAGAACGTTTTCCCGGTAGAACTTTCACCAGCAATTGCCGTAATTTTATTATTGGGTAGACCACCATATAGTGAACCAGATACCAAACAATTAAAAATATAGGAACCAGTATCCACATACCCATTAACATCAGAGGCATCAACACCACCAGCAACAATCGACCCATATTTATTTCCCGTTTCTCGTATAACATTTTTCAAAAAGCTCAATTTTATTCTCCAATATATTTATCCATCTTATCCTTAAACAGTTCGAAATACTCGTCCTGACTAGGCAGTATGGATGTGTAATTAAGGTT